CCCTAAATCTACATAACTGTTTGTAAGTTCTAAGATTTTATCTCTATTGGCTTTTGTATTTACGCCAACCGCACTCATTGTTGAGCCAAGTTTGTTTAACGCGCCTTCTGCTTCCATTGCTTCTTTAATACCAATAGCGGCAAAACCAGCAAATGCCGCGCCTAAACCAAGTAAAACGCCAGTAGCCAATTTTGAAGATTTTTCTATATTGCTAATTCCAGAACTTGCTTTTTCGGCTTCTTTTTCCATATTGCCAAGTTCTTTATTTACTTCCTTGAACTCAGCAATGGCTTTATCAGCAAGTGCCTTGATTTCAATTATTGCTGGCGGTAAAAAGTTAGCCATTATTTACCACCAATAGACAAATGCTTGCGAACAAGGCTAGGAAGCAACGGCTTAAATTTGGCATAAGCAGGCGCCATATAAGGGAATCCTGCCATTGCTGAAGTTCCTTTCCATGAACGTGGCGCGTATCCGCCGCCTAATTCTACTGCTCTTCCGTATTCAATTGTTGGACCAACTATAACTTGATATTGCGCAAAGCCTACTTTACGTTTTTGTCCTGTTATAGAACGCCGCAAATTGCCAGTTCTATTCATTGGCGGTTGCCCTGCTGTGGCTTTTTGCCCAACAGGTCGTCTGCCTTTAATTTCTGACTTGGATAATTGAATCATAATAGTCATGGCTTCTTTGGCTAAATTTTCTGCCCCAGAGTTCATATTTGAGGCGGTTTTTTCTAGCGAATTACGAACCAGTTTTAGGTTTGTAACTATCATTTTCCACCTGCTTTACTATTGTGTTAATTCCAATTATCCAATCCACTAAACTTGCTGGCTGTTCATCAACTTCTGTTGGCGTCCAACCAAACTCTTTAGCGCACAGATAATAAAACCATTCTTCATCTGGATACGAAAACGCTTCGTGGCGTTTTCCGCCTTCAAGTAACCATTTTAATCTTTGGAGTCGCCGAAAGGGCTTTCAGCGTCTTTTTCCGTTTCTTCAGTTTTTGCTAACTTTGGGAACAATGCTTCTTGTGCTTCTTTGGTATGTTCCACCAAAAAGTCGTAATCTGCCATTTCTAATTCATCAAGAATGGACATGCGAATAGATGGCAACATTAAGTCTAAAGTCCAAGATTCCACAAGAATGGCAATTAATCCATCTGTGAAAGATAATGCTTGCATAATGCCTTCATCTTCTTTAGAAGCGGCGGCATACACTTTCTTGCGGTCTTTTACACGTAATTCTTTAGGGTCGCGTAAAACAACTTCCGCGCCACTTTTTGGTAGTTTTAATTTCTTACTTGCCATTTTGTTTCCTTCCAGTAGGGATATTTGCCTTCCGTTTTATTCCTTAAAAGGTGCTAGAGAGTGGGAACAGGGAAGGCGACTGCTCAACCAACTCTCTAGCACAATTGCTCAGAAACTATGCGTAAGTTCCTGAAGCCTTTGCGTTTTGCAGAACCCACTTAATTGGCGCAAAGCCACCAGTTGAGCCTGCGTCTGTGGTATTTCCTTGACCATTAATTTCGGCAGAAATAGTTACAAAATCATCACTGCGCTCAATAACGGCGGCTGTGTAGGCGCCCTTAGTAATCGTTGCTTGAATTTGAACTGCCGCCGCGCCAGCGCCGTATGCCCAATTAAGAACAATGGCAGGCTGTGTATTTGTAAGATAGCGTGTTAGTTCGGTGTTATCTTCCATTACGAATTTGATTGAGCCAGTAACTTCAAGTGCGCCAACAAATGTGCTAAATGGGTCTTGTGTTTGGCTGATTCCGTAAATTGGAGTTACTGGTCGTTTCATGGAGATATTTCCTTCCATGGCGTTAGTAACTGCTACGCCGCCAATAGTTACAGTTCCTTGCCAGACGGGAGTTGGCAATACTGTGCTAAATGTTGGCGTTGGCGCTGTTGTGGAAGTTGAAATGTTACCAGCACTTTTAGCGTCAAACTCTAGTAATCCATCAGCACTAAACTTCAAATTAAAATCAGTAAATTGTTGCGCTGTGTAATACCGAACAGCCGCCGCATAAAAATCGGTGATTGTGTATGAAAGTGGCTGAATATCGGTTGAAACGGCTACGCTATTTTTTAGCGAAATTGTGTGTGTAAATGGTGCGCTTGCGCCAGTTGTGGCAACAGAACCTAAAAGTCCTGCCAATGGATAGCCAATGCCATCTGCAAATACAGAACCGCCATAATCAACTTCAGAGCGTGTGCGCCCAGGAATATAATTGTAATTTTCTACTGCCGAGCCGCGTAGTCCTTTATCATATAAAGGGTCAATCATATCTACTGGCTTAAAACTATCTTTATTTAGTAATAGATAGTCCGTTGCTGGCACTGCTGTTCCTTTTGTGGCTTCTTTGGCGATACCCACATAAGAACGAACGGAATTTTGGACTGCCATTTGCTCACTCTCCTAATTTCTTGTCTGTTACAGACGCTTGTTGTGCTACTGGTTTTGTTTCTATTTTTGTTCCGCTTGCCGCAGTAACATCAGCCGCGCTAAATCCTTCGGGTGCGTCAAATTCATCGCCTGAATTTACAATAATTCCAAGCGAAGGAATCACGCGTGAATCCGTGCCATTATATCTGTATTTCATTTGTGCTCCTATGCTTGTATCATCTCTGTAACATCAAATTGCAATTCAGCAAATAACTCCGTAGCGCCTTCTTCATTAGTTGCTGGCTCGCCGTATGAAGCATTAATAATAGGCTCTGCGCCTTGCCATACTAAAGTGCCTGTGCTATCACCAAAGTTATGGTTGGAACGTAGTCTAGTCTTAATGTTGTCTATAAGTGTATCAAAGTCCGCCATCACATCTTCGGCATTTCGCTGTAATGAGTGTTGGAAAATTTGAAGCACTACGCCGTAATCTACGCGTTTCCAACCGTTAGTAGCGCCGCCAATCGCTAGGCGGCTTTCGGTTTCTGATTGAATAAATATAACGGCGGCAGAGCGTGATAACTGACCCGCCGTTGAATTGACTTGAAAATTAATACGCTTTGGAAATGAGGTAAAAACTTGATTTAGATTCGTTATAGGCGGCGTAAGTAAAAAGTTGTATAACGTAGTGCGAACGCCAACGCGACCTGCCATTAACGTATTCTCCGATACAAACTAACCATATCTAAAGCCATCTTTATATCTGTGCCGTAACGCTGGTCGCCGCCTACGTTTGCCTGTGGGAACGTTGTGATAGCCATGGTCATAGAAGAATCGCCGCGAACGCGTAGGAAAGCCGTTGTTATCAAAATAGCGGCTTCTTTAATTGCGTTAGGCAAATTGCCAAATGTTACGCCTGCCGCATGAGTATAAAGTAAAGCAGATGTAAGTGGCACAGTAGTTGAGCCGTATGTGTAATTGCTAGCAACTGTTACTGTTTCAGAATTTGCGCCATCATAAATACGATACTTGGCTCCTGCCACAATTCCTGTGCCATCTTGAACTATCATGCTTGTTGCGGCGGCTGTTGCTGTTGCTATGCCGTTATTCACATAGCCTGCCGTGTATTGATACTTAGTAAATATTGGGTAAGTGTTACTACTTGCGCCGCCAAATGAAAGTGGGCCAGCACTTGAGAAAGTTAATGATAATTGCGAAATAGGAATAACTATTTGCTGATTTTCAAACCAAGAAACCGAGCAATCGGGTAGCGTTACAAGATTTGTTGGGTCGGCGCCATAGTAAAAACTTTGTAATGAAATAACTGGGCTGTTATTTGGGTGTAACGAAATAAAACCACTAGGCGTAAAACGTGTGCGCTGTGTTTCTGTGTATGTTTGCGCGACTAAATTCTGATTCAAATACTCATCAAGAAAAGATGAGGCACGTAGTATTACGCGCGCTAGTTCGGCGTCTTGCGCGCCTGAGTTTCCGCCAACTACCAAATTATCATAATCAATAGATGTTGGCGCGTTCTTATATTCCGCTATCGTTAAATACGGATTCTCCAAAAAAGACGATTGCGCGGTTATGCCAGTTGCCATTAATCACCGTCTTTCATAATGCGTTCATTTTCATGACCGCAACGTGAGCATTTTTTGAACCATGAACCAAAACCGCACTCTGAGCAAGTAAAGCCAATATTATTATTGTCCGTTACGCCCATAAGTGAAGCCTCAAACATGCCTTCCGCCTTCATTTGCCTTAAATGTTTTTTGTCCTCTACGTTAATAAATCCTTTTTTATCACGATTATATTTAGCAACGCCACGTGGCGTATTTACATCTATGCCTTGAACGCCTTTTGGCGCCACTAATCGCGTCATTTTTCCTTCTCTCTAATAAGACGTGGCGCGCCTTCAGCGCCACATCTCATCAACTTAACTAAGCGCCAACGATTCCTGAAACTGCGCCGTTCCATGCGGGAGCGGTGCAGAAGAAGGTTCCACGGAAGTATGTGCTGAACTCATAAGCAAACTGAGTTACAGGCCATTGGATTCCCATGTAATCCTGAACCAAGAAGTTTGACCAAACATCAGAAACTTCTGTATCAGGAATTGGCAAAGTGTAAGAAACAACTGGCGAAACTCCCTGTGGAAGCCAAGGGTGAACCGTTAGAGGCACCATCTTGCCAGTAATTTCATTGTGTAGCGCGCCAATAACAGCGCCGCCTACGTAATCTCCAACCTCGTTCTGAGATAGATTAATACGATAGTTGGCGGTTGAGCCGTTCTTGATTGCGTCTGAGAGTTGCTTGCGGTCTGCGCCGTTCAAGAAAATCTCATCTGGGTCAGCCTTAACCGCGTCATAAAGGCGGCTAAATACAACCTGATATTCATTTCCTGGGTTTGCTGTGCTAAATGTGCTGTTAATTGCGTTGTTGTAACCGCTATTAGAGCCTAGAACAGTTGGCAGAATTCCGTCATAACCAGTTGCGTAAGCAGAAGTATCTGCTGTTGCGCGAGAAGCGGCGGCACCAGATGTGGTGAAAGCGGCATTGTTGCCAGTTAGACCAGTAGCAGTAGCGCCTTGAATTGTGAAAGTGCCAGTTCCCTTTAGAGTTCCCTGATACTTTAGATTTGCCAAGCCTGTTGTAGTTCCAACATAAATGTTGTAACCAAGTGCGCCTGTTATTGCTGTTGAAATTGCAACAGTTAAAACATCACCTGTATTTACAGTTTCAGTTCCAATTGCAGAAGCGATTGATTCACCAAAACCTGAACCTGAAATACCTGCGTCAGCAGTTACAGCAATATAGTAAGTTCCTGAAGCGAGGGCAGTTTGACCTGCGCCTGCGGCTGGCGAGGCAGTTACGGCTGTTGGCGCTGATAGTGCACCTGAGTATCCGCTTGCTGTTCCGCGAGCCATCAACATCATGCGCTCTTCCATCAACATTGTTGCGTAGAGAGTGCTTGTGCTTGATAGTTGGCGCAAATCTTGGTAACCAAGACCAGAGAAGTTTGCGTCAAATGAAACGCTATCGGATAGTGAGTAAGAGTTGTATGGCAATACTAAATCATCTGCGGCGTAAGAAATCTTTGGACCACGCTCGTAGTTAATTGAGCCGAAAGCAGTTGTTGTGCTTTCAGTAATTCCGGGCCAAGTATTTCCAATTCCACCAGTTCCAGTTCCTGTATAGCCTGTGATTCGCTTTACGCGGTGGCTGGTGCCAACACCCTTCTTACGTGGCATTTTGTTACGTAGAGGGGTTGGGCGTGGTGTTAGTAGTTTTGCTGGTGCTTCCAAATCAAATGCGGCAAACGCAGTTGAAAGTGGAGATGTTAGCGTAATGTCTTTCTGAATATCTTGCATTGCTAGGCGCTGTGAAGCAAGTGCATTATTGAGCGCGCTTACCGCGTCAGGTGTTAATGACTTGTTTGCTACTGCGCTTTCAAGAACAGCAACGGCATTGCCGCTTGCTTGTCCAAATGTGGAAACGCCAGACTTAATCGCCATAATAGCGGAAGGGTCTGTAACTGCATTACCCATGGACTTGTTTAGTTCTGCTGAATATTCTTCTTGACGTAGTGCCGCGTCTTTAGCGGAACCTGCGTCAGAAAATAGTTCGGCAGCCTTTGGGGCGTTGAGAGCCATTTCTTTCCTTTCGTAAAGAGTTTTACTTATCGGTTGGTTTAATTGCTAAGGCTTTGGCTTCAAAATCTTGAGCCAATTCCTTGTATCCTTGCGCCAATTTCTTGTCGCTGGTATTAGCGGCTTTAGCGCGATACTCAACTGCCTTAACTAGAAACTCACTATAAGTTTCTACATCGGCTTTAAGTGCTGTGCGCTTTGGACCGCCTGTTACTGCTTTACTTCTAGCCGTTGCTAGTTCACCTTGTAACTTATTAACTTCCTCTTTATAGGAATTAATCTCGCTAGTTACCGATTGCGTAGCACTCTTTACGGCTTTCTCAATAATAGCGGCAATTGCCTTATCATTGAAAGCAGAATTTTCTTCATCATCAAACACATCGCCTTCATCGCCAGTTATTGTGCCAACTTCTTCAATAGTTGCTGGCGGAATAATTGTGCTTTTTGGCGTTTGTGTAGGTGAAATCATTGTGGCTGTTGATACGTTGCCAGTTTCGTGATTAGGAACTCCGCCTGTTACTTCAGTTGTTGTTGCGCCGTGTGAATTACTTGGCAAGGCACAGCCACACTCTAGGCATTTATCAACATTGGCAGACTTGCCTTCGGCTTCTTCCACTTCTTCTTCAGCGGCAGATGGCTTACTTCCCTCGGCAGTTTCTTCCTCAGCCGATTCGCCGTATTGACGTTTTTCTTCCACTTCTTCTTCCTCATCTTCGTCAATTTCAATTTCAATGCCAGCCTCTTTACACATTGCTTTGCACTCATCAAGTGCTTCTTTGGCGGCCATATAATCCATTTTGCATTCTTCGTATTGCTTTAGCATTTCTTCTTTTGACGGCTTCTCAGAAACCGCTTTTTCATCTTCGTGTTCCATTTTTTCTCCTTTTACGGTTTCTGCCGTTTTTTCCTTTGGTTTCTTTTTGTAAGTTCCGCCACGTTCTTTGTATTCACGTGTAACCCAAGCATTTGCCACGGCAGATGGATACACGCTAAATTTTGCTTTGGCTTCGCGCTTTACGCGATTGTAAAGTTCGCTATCGGCTGGCTCATAATTTTCTTTGCCGCCTTCATTAATACTTTCATAATCTGTTTCTTCTTGTTTTTGAATAAACTCTTCCACTTTTTCTAAAGTGCCGCCTTTGTCTGATTTGGCAAGTGTAAGTTTGGCGTTAGGGTTTGCTGGTCTATCTACTAAAGAAACTTCTACAATTTGACCATCAATAATTCTGCCGTTAGCGGCTTTGTTGTCGCGCACAATTCTTGGCGCACGAATACCAATAGAGAATCCTTTTAATACGCCAGTTTCAACTTTCTTAACGCTAACTGGGTCCACAACAAGTGCCGAAATGTAATGTCCATCATTTGTGCTGTTTAATTCTTTGGCAACGCCAGCCGCAATGTTACTGTGTTGTTCTCTGATATTGCCGCCAGTTTTGAACCATTCGGGCATGGCTCTTTCTAGCCATGCGGCGTCGCAGATTTGTTGGTCAATATCAATGGAATCATCTGTTGCTTTTCCATAAACCATTAAAGTGCCATCATCAAGTTTTTCTTGCTTAATGATTTGAGCAAACGCGCTAGTTATATCAAGTGCCATTGATTTTTCCTTTTTCTTCTCTCGTTCGGCAATACTGTTAGCCCATGTTTTTCCTGCGTCGCCACCCCACAATAGCCAAGCAATATAACCTTTAGACGGATTTGAGGCGTTACCCCAATTCTCGCCTTTTTTATCTACTTCATGCCGCGCGAAATAACTTACCATACGATTGATGGTTTCTAACGGAAGCGACTTGCCGTTAGATAAATCTCTTGCTCTTGCCACGCCAACTGCTGTGCCGCCTCTTCCAAATTCGCGGCGTAATTCTAGCCCGCGCGCAGCATTTTGTTGAACTCCTTTTGGCGGCGTAAAGCCATCTGCCGCTTTAGTGGCGTCCTCAACGTTTATGTTAAGTGCTATTAATTGTTTTTTTGCGTCTTGTTCTGTTTTATGGCAACCCATAACTTTGCCTGTATTGTTATTTACAACAGGATAACCAGCACAGCCGTGCGAGCCTTTTGAACATACGTGATATGGCATTACAGCGTCCAAAGAAGGCAGACTTTAGAACTTGAGGCAGAAATAGCCCAAATTTGTTCTCCGCCATTTAGTTCCATGTTTAATGTATGTCCGTTATCCAAATTGTAGCCTTCTAATGCGCCAGTAGTAGTTACAGTTTCATCGCCTAAATAAACTTTACTTCCGCCTTCATTATCAATATACAAATTAACTTTGCCGTAAGTAGTTGGCGCTTCAAATAATAATTGCGCTGTTGTTCCAATTGTAATTGTGCTATGTCCAACGGCTGGCTGTGCCATAATTAATCTTCATCTCCTAATATCATGCCTAGTGCGTCATCGCCTATGTTACGCGTATCTACTACATAAGGCGAAATATCGCAAACACAATTTGGGTGTGCTGGCGGTTCCGTATCTCCACTTGGGAATGTTTCGTCAATACGGATAGGCGAAACATCTGCGTTCTCTTGGCATATATCACAAGGGTCGGCAACTATCCACTCTACCAGTTCAACGCCACTTTCTTCATATAATTGCCGACTTGCCGTTGTAACGGCGCGGCTAGTTTCTGTTTGAGCAATTGTTAGTGCGCGCTCGCTATCGGCGTCAATTAAATCGCCTACTTCATCTTTGATTTTAGATGGCGCCCAGCCTTTTTCTAACGCTCTTGCCAATACTGTTCCCAATCGGTCAAGTGTTGTGCGATTAATGCCTTGTATCGTTATGCCCCGATTATCAAGCAGATTAGATAGCCCACGTGGCTTTCTAACTAACAATGCCGCTGGTTTATTGCCTGCGCGCCAAGTAGCCCAGTTAATGTTAGTGGCGCGCCTTAATTGGTCTAATGTAGGCGCTTTGTTTATTTTAGCCTTAGAAATGGCGTTAAGAGCCACATCTTCGCCTAACGCAAAGCCTTCTAAGTAGATACGCCGTAAAGCGGCACTTAACGCGTCATCATTTGTGCGCACATGTGTTCTAGCCCATGAACGTGCCTGTTCTGGCGTTAGAGTTTGGAAATTCATAGCCATGAAATCATCTACAACTGTGCCAGTATTAAACGATTCTTTAATGGCTTCTTTGATTAGTTTTGCGTTACGCGCCGCTAATCTTACTTTTGCGCCATTACGTTGCTTCCATGCGCGATTCATTGTGCGCCTTATGCCAAGTAACGCTCGGCATACCAACGCGCGCTTTCGTAATCTTTAACAGATACGAATTTATTTAACACTTCGGCGTAGATTGTAGGCACTTCTCTGAAGTTAAATTGGCGTTCAGGATTTTGCCTTAGAAAGCGTAAGAACTTTTTTAATTCTTCCGCCGCTTTTTCGCCATCAGTAATAACGTCTTGCGTTACTACTTCTTCTTCAATTGGCGTTACAATACTTTCGCCTTCAAAACCTAAGCCGCCAACAGCGTCATCAAAAGGCTTTATGCCTGATTCTGTTATGAAGTAAGAACCGCTAGCCACAGAAAGAATTGGCATATCTGCCTCAGCCGATTCAATAAGCGGCAAGCCCGAACGTGAGCGCGCCTCATTGATTGTTAATGAGCCTGATTTAATTTCTATATCACGTGTGCGCGCAATTGATTCTAAATCTTGGCGTCCTGATTCCATAAACTTAAATTCAAGTTCGCGTGGCATGCCAAGAAATGTGTAAGATAAATTAGAAATCATTTTGCCTAGCCAAGTGGCTAATGGAATAGCGCCAATAACTTCAGATGATTCGGCTTGACCTAATTGAAAACCTGCGCCGCCTAATCCGCCTTTAGGGCTAAAGCCAATTTCTGACGGCAAAACGCCAAAATGACCGCAAATAGAATTAACTAAGTAATCATCTAGCGTGTCTTTGAATCTTTCGCCGTAGCCATCAAATTGAATTGGCGTCATGCCTGCTGGCAATAATCTAACGCGTTTGCGTTGCTGTGTTTGTCCTGCCAAATCATCATTAAAGATGTTTTCATAGGCACGTAACAAATCAGGATTATTGCCAAAGTTGGCGTCTGTTGCCATTAATAATTCTGGCGTAACGCCGTCTGTATATTCAGCGCGTAGCCATTGCTGACGGCGTAAATAAATATCGGCAACGGCAAGTGCGCGTTCTGTTGGCGAATAGCCATAAACGGTCATTGAACGGCGATTGCGTATCATGTAAGACAATTCATCACTTGTAAATTCGCCGTCTGCTGTTTCGCCTTCGCTTGGCGCCGAAAATTCGCTACGTGGGAATCCAAAAAGAATTTGCTGATAGGCAGGATTTGGCGGTGTAGGGCGCATGCCGCGGTCATCAATGAGTGGCTTAATAGTTGAGCCATCTAGTATCTGTAAGCCGTGTAATTCGCCGCCTACTGTTGATTGAGGCCATACGGCCCACGCGTCTAGCACAAGTATTTCTTCCAGCGCAATATTTAGCCAATCGTTAAACAATAAGCCGTTTGCTCTATCAGGCTGTTCCCAAAATTGGCGCGCGCGTGAAATTTCTTCTGTGTATCTTTCGCGCGCAACGGTCATGGCGCGCACATGTGTTCCGCCTATTTCAGTAATAATCTTTTCGGCGCTATCTTCTGCCAAAACAATATCCCAATTTAAGCCAATGATTTTAGATTTTAATACTTCAATACAACGGCGCAAAATATCTATTTGGTCTGCCGCCGCACGTAATGTCTTAAAAGGCGTTAAACGTGTTTCAGTTACGTTTATATTTTGTGCTACTTGATATTCATATTGGCGTGGGCTTGGTCTGCCACTATCAGGGTTTGGCGGATTAATTGCGCCCGGAATAATTGGCATGCCTGGGCTAAATGGAACTGTTGGCGTAATTGGATTACGTGGCAACGGGTCTGATTGTCCATAAGTTGTATTGTTATTTTGCGCTTGGCGCATTTGTTGTTCCGTCATCGCTACTGCGCCTACTGGAAGATTAGGTGCTTTAGTAATCTCTTTTGCCACTCTTTCGGCAAATCGGTCTATTAAACCCATTACATTAACCTCTCAAGTTATTGCCACACTTATTACAGTTTGTTGCCGTTTTTGGCGATGGCATGCCACAAACAGAACATAATAATGCCATACTCGCTAACGCAATCATACTACTGCCGCCGCTATTTAATTCTGTTAATGCCCAAACAAGTGCGTCAAGTCTATCAGGCGATTCTTTACTAAGTGGCGTCCATTCGCACATTTGCGATTCTAATTGCTCAAAATAGCCTACGTGATGAACTCTGCCTTGTTCATATAGTGATGAGATTGGCTCGGCGCGTAACTGTTTGCCTCGCGTTGCCGTTACTTTCTGAACTGGCACAGCCATATCAACTTGCTTTAGAACGCCGATTACCATATCGCCGCCATTGTTTGTTTCAGCAATTATTTTGTCGGCTTTTAATTCGTGATAGAGATTGACGGCTTGGCGCGCCCACGTATCAGGCGAGGCTCTTAGAGATTTATCGTCTAATACGTAGTAATGACCATCTGCCGTTAAGCCAGCCGCAATTATGCCAGTTTCATCTGAATCGGCGTTGCTTGTAACGGCAGGGTCAATAGCAACAACTATACGCGCAAGTGGCGGATATTTAGAAACACGTGCTTGTTCAATCATCTGGCGTGTCCATAATGCGCCTTCTACATCATCAAGAATTTCGCCAAACAATTCTTGCCTGCCTAATCTAGTGTTTTCATAACGCAATTTAAGTTCAGCCAAAGCCGATGGCGCTAAGTTTGCCGCGTTATCAAATGTTGAGCCGCGCACTACTGTTACTTTTTCACGTGTTATTAAATCTTTTATTAATTTAGTTGGGCGTGGCGTAGTTGTAACAATTGTTTGCGGGTGTGTGCCTAAACGTAACGCAAATTGATATTGGTCCCACGTTTCAGGATACTTAAATGCCGCTAACTCATCAAACCAACCGCCATGAAACTGTGGCCCACGTAAGCGGTCAGGTTCTTCGCCACTAAATAACTTTATTCGTGAGCGATTGGATAAAAATATTTCGCCAAATGTTCTATTGTATTCTCGCAATGTGCCGTATTGTTCAAGAATCTTAATGATTCCTGATTCGCCTTCTGCACATGTATCACGCACATCTCCGTAAGTTGGCGCAACAATAGCCCATCTTGTATTTGGTCGGCTTGACGCTTCATAAGCCAGCCACTCGGCGGCAGTTCTTGTTTTGCCTGCGCCACGCCCTGCTAAATAAAGCCATATCAGCCAATCATTACTCTCCGTTGGTAATTGCTCTTGGCGCGCCAGTTGATGTGTCCAACGCACTCGCCTGCTCGCTATCAAGGAGTGCGACAAGTCTTTTAACTTCGGCGTCAATTGTGTCGCGCTCATAAATATTTACCTCTATTTCCGCCCTTGTGGGCATATCTAAGCCAAGCAATTTGGCTCGCCGTTCCGCAATCTTTATGTAAGTAATAATTCCGCGCGCACGTATTTCAGGCGTTGCGCCATTGATTATGTCGCCCCAAATTGCCGCTTGAGCAATATCTAGGCGGTCAATCTCCATCTTGCGCGTTTCTGTTACATCATCATAAATTATTCTTTCTAACGCACGTTTCCACGCGTTATATGCGCCACTAGCACTTGCGTAGCCAACACGTAACGCAATCAAATCAAATGGCAATCCGCCACGTCTTAACTCTAAGACTTTGGCTTCTTTTTCTAACACTTCAGGTTTTAATTTACTTTTGCCCTTCGGCATTGCCTGTCCTAACTATGTTAATAAACTCTGAGTAACGGCAGTTACATGTGTTATCTTCGCCAGTATTTGCCAGCCAAGAATATGTTTTACGGCAACTTGTATCGTGAGAGAACGACATACTGTGCGCTTCTAATTGTGCCGCTATCAGTTCGCGTTGCTCTTGTAGCAATATGCCTAACGTTTTCTCCACGTTTTCACCGCCATATATTCATAGAATAAGTGCCAATTAAATCATTTTTTGGGAAGTGGCGCTAACACTTTTGCTACGTCATAATCGGGTTCTCCAACGTATCTAAAAGACGCTGTAACGCGCTTCCTAGACACTCCCATGCGACTTGATAGGGAAGATGTCTTCCCTTGTTTAGCCACACGGCTAGGCATGCGAATTAGTGTCCAGTTGGCTGACTTATTTAGATGATGAACTTGCGTTGGGTGGCTCATTGTCGCATAAACAGATAAGCCCTGCGCTACTAAGCCACTTGCGATTCTTTCGTGAAAAATTCTGCCTAATCCAATGCCTTGAAAATCGGGTAACACTACATTACGGCTAAATCTTCTAGCGTTACGAATATGTGCGTTTGGAAGTGGCAACATTGCTGATAAGCATGCGGGTTGGTCATCTATTAATCCGACATAAATGTGCGCCGTTTTATTCAAGTTTTTATCTAAATAGTGATGACGTGAGAAAAGGTGCCACGCTTCATACTTTGCCCAAATGATTTCAAGGTTAAGTTCTGGGTGTCGCCGAAGTAACCTCCATCTAAAGGAGCCAGTATGTGGCTCGTAAATCCAATCGGGCTGTAACCATTCCTCTATGTCGTAGTGGCAACCTACGGCAACAAATTTTTGATTACGTTTTCTTACGGCGCTAGCAATGGCAACAGAGCCTATTTTGGCAACTGTGCGGTCAATAACAGAAGTAAATTCATCAACAACTGTTATATCGTTTTTTTGCGCCAATAAACGCGCAATAGATACTCTAAATTGTTCGCCGTTACTAAGTGCGTAGTAAGGGCGTAACCAAGCGGGTGGCGAACTAAAGCCAACAGATGATAATAGTTCCGTTACTTCACGCATTGGCATATCGGCGGGGAACGCGTCTATAACGGCTTTTTCCATATCCCATTCAAGTGATTCTGATTTCTTTAGAATATCGCCAAACTTTTCTTTAGCAATTGTAGTTTTGCCAGCGCCGCTTGGCCCAACAATTAAACCCACGTTCCACTCGCGTGTGCTTAAATCGGGGATATTATTTTGAATCTCTGTTATTGAGCGTTCTTCGCTATCAATATCAAACAAGCCTTCCAATTGCATAACACGTGCCGTGCGTATGATTGGGCTTTCTAGCCGAATAATGTTACTCATTTTTGCCTCTCATTAGATAATAATTGCTTTTACTTTTAAGCCTTCTTCAGATAGGCGTAACAGTAATGCCGTTTGTTCGTTTTCATCGGCGCACTCAATAACAACTTCATAACGTTCGCCTAAATCTTTGTAATCAGTATCAAAAGTGTTTTCTTTTTCATTTAATTCAAAATTGCCAAAGCCAAGCGCCTTAATATCCCAATCGCCTAAATCTAAATCACGCAATTGGTCTAACAGTATCGTGCTATCCCAAGTTGCCATTTCAGCCGTTCGGTTATCAGCGAGCGCATAGGCTTTTATTTGTTCGCTTGTCCAATTCTCAGGAACACGCACAACATTTAAGCCTTTCCAGCCTATTTTACGTGCCGCCTCAACTGTGCCGTTGCCAGCAATCACTACGTTTTCTTTAGTAACAACAATTGGCTTTCGTTGTCCAAATTTACGTAACGATTCCGCAATAGCGTCTATGTTTGCTTCATTATGTCGCCGTGCGTTATTTGAATCAAGTGTTAATTCATCTAATAACACATTTTCTATGTTTTCCATTTTTGCCTTTCGTTAAAGTTAAGAAAGAGTGCGTTCAGGACAGGGGAACGCACTCTTTCGGTGTGCGCGTTACTCCGAAGGGACGGACAGAGTTCGCGCTGTTTTTACCTGCGCCACATCAGCCATTTTGAATAGCGAGCGGCGTTTTTCCTTGCCACATGAAACAAGGACTTTGCGGTAAACCAATTGCCGTAGATTGACGGCAGAAACTCCTAATATTTCGGCGGCTTGAACCGAATCTATAATTTCATCAGAAACATCATCATTAATTTCCATTTTTTCCTTTCTTAGATTGCCCAAGGGTCATCTACTGGGTCCTCTATTGGTCTTTCTGTGTGCGCAACAACTGGCTCGGAAACATTACGCGGAACAATGCCATAAGAATCAGCGTTTATTTGTAACGATTTTCTTTCAGCGCCTTCTTTATCTGTAAATGTTTCAACGCTAAAACGGCCTGTAATAACTACGCGTAAGCCTTTACGTAATTCATTTGCGGCGCCAGTTGCGTCTTTGCCCCACACAAAACAACGAAACCAAATTGTTTCGCCGTCTTGCCAATCGTTATTTTTTTTAACGCGTGGCGTATTAGCAAGATTAAATGATGTTACAGATACGCCAGTTGGCGTTAAACGTAACTCAGGGTCGCCACCTAAATTTCCTGTAACTGTAATTATGCCTTCACCAGCCATATTCTTCCTTTCGTGATAAATAATTGTAAGTGCCTTCCGCGCTAAGTGTAACAATAGAGCCGTTAGCAAGTGTTAATGGATATTCACTTGGCTCCGCGTGTCTTGGCACAATTAATCCAAGTTCGGTGGCGACTTTTATATTCAGATGAACACTATCTGTGCCGAGATTGTGGCATTTATGATGTAACGCAACTAAGTTATCCGCCGTATCTTTTCCGCCACGCGAGCGCAATTTTCTATGATGTAAAGCAAAATCTTCAGTTAAGCCAAACCCGCACTTTTCGCAGTAATGTTGGCAACGTGCCAGAATTAAATCGCGTAGTGCTTTCCAATCCGTCATACGCCGTCCTTTGTGATTATGAAGATGGGTTAATCGGTATAAGTATTGAAGTAATCGTCTATGACGGCTTCGGCTTGCGCCAAACTGCGGCGTAACTTTTCTTTATCAGTAAATCTAATCCATACGCCTTCATTATCGCCATATTCTTTTATGGCGGTTAATTTAACTACTTGCTCATCATCTTCATACGCAACGCCAGTTAAGCCGTCTAATACGGCGCGCGCCAGTTTGTCTATATCGGGGCGAATAAATGGCTCATTACGTGTTACAGTTTTTGGTTTTTTTAGCACAAACGTTAAATGAATTTCTACGCCTTGTTGCGCTTTTTCATAAATAACAGAACGTGCCTTGTTCGCAATATCAGCGCGCCATAACGCTAAATCTTGTGCGCGCACATGAATAGCGTGTCCATTGATAAATTTTAGAGAGCCTTGTGGAACTGGTCTGCCAACTACAAAAAAATCGGCTTTAATACCAGTTTCTTCTTTGCCAATGTTGCCACGCGGCGCAGGGG